GAATAATATGCATTAGCCGTGGAAGTTACTCCAGCAACAAAATTCTTTGCATTTAATATTCTAAGTTGATCGGTTATAATTGCGGCCATTGGACAGAAGTTTTTATTTATTTATTTAACAATTAAGTAGCATAATTTTTGGACTTCAACTTATTAGTTCTTTGAACTATCATTGAGGTGGAAATTCCGGTACCATTAGTCCCAATTCCACTTTGAGTGTATGCTGTATAAGAATTTAAACCACTTCGAGAGGTAAGATCAATCCTTCCCCATGTAAAGGATCCGTAGAAATTGGAAGTTGTAATACCTACAGTAGTATAAGGTTTGAAATCTCCATCTATTTTAACGAAGACTCGTTTCATATGGGTAGTTCCTATTCCAACTCCACCTGTGCTAAGACCACTAGGAGCATAAACAACTTCAATATCATTAACCTCATAAACATTATCTATAAAGGCAGTTCCTACTCCAGTTGTACCACCACCTGAATTAAGAGCAGTTATTGATGTAGTTGCGATGCCTACATTAGAGAATTCAACCACAAAATAATCATTAGTACTTATCCCACTAATAGTAACTGCTGTTCCAGTAAGAGTAGAATTTCTTAGGAATGAATTAGCAGGAATGTGGAGATCCATAATAAACTGGGTTCCTCCACTAATGGTAGTAGTTCCAAACCCAACGATTTCTCCTTGATCACCCGCGTATACATTTACACTATTTCCTTCCTCTGTATAAACAGGAGGAGAAATAAGAACCTTAGGTGGAGAATCAGTAGTATATCCATAACCAGGATTAGTAATCGCTGCACCTGTAATTACGCCATTAGCAATAGTCAATGATCCAAAAGCAGTTGTAGTAGTACCAATTCCCGTACCACCTTGAACCGTACTTCCAATACTGAGAGTAGCAGTAGAATATCCTACACCACCTTCCGTAATGTCAATAGAGGAAATAGTTCCGAGACCAGAAACAATAGCGGTTGCAGCAGCAGCAGTCTTGGTTTCCTGCGCAATAAAGAGAACTTTATTTTGGAAACTTAATGCACTAGAATCTATATTCTCATTTTGAGAATCAAATATAGGTCTTAAAGTATCAACATAGATTGTAGTGGAACCAATTCCAACTGTCTTCGTAATATAGGCGAAAGGATGAATACGTGGTTCATATAAATCTCTATCCTTACCCACCGGTAAATCATTTACAAATAGATCTTCAGTTTGTCTACACCAGTTAACTGGTCTTACCAAAGTTTCATCTGCAGTATTACCAGGACCATAATATGGATTAGTAGTAACTAAATCTGTAGAATTAATTAACTGTACTCCACGAGAATCTTCTTGTAGATTCTTTCCTTGTCCCAATGAAGGACTATGACCAATTGTTAAATCATCCCCGATCTTAACAGTTTCAATAATATCCTTAAATACCACATCACTATCACCACTTCCCTTATAGAAAATAAGTTTAGAAGTATCATCTTTCTTAGGTGCCTCAGTAAATTCTATAACACTACCACCACTGAATTTATATCCTTCACCAGGAACCTGGAGGATGTCATTAATGAATACCAGAATAACATCTTGTACATCAATATTAGAACCTTTTGCTGCTCTAATTGAAACTACATCTCCACCATTTTCAGTAAGAGTAAAGGTTTGAGTAACCCCATCAAACTTATTATCCAAGTTATCTAACATATAGAGATAACCTAAAGACCATCCATTAAACTCATCATCAAAAACTTTATCAATATTGATTAAGAATTCCTTATAAGAAGAAGTAGTAGGAATACCAACTGTTCCCCCAATACCAACTGTTAAGGATTCTCCTTGACCATATCCATATCCAGTTTCATCAATACGGAATTCAATTACGCTAGAACCTTGTCCCACTTGAATATCAATAGTTGCTTCAGTTCCTACACCAGCTGATCCAGAAGCATAAACAAGAGGAATATTAGAGTAAGAAAGTGGATCGTCAATTACAACTTCTAAGTGGGGTTGTACATTACCACCTCTGGCATAATGATGAGCACATGTAGAAGTTCCAGTATTAACAATGAATTTCTTACTATCAAGTACTTCAAGGACTGTTACTTCTTTAGCAGCAGGATCTTGCTGACTTGCAGAGTTGTTACTGGTACGTGGAGCAACAATAGAACCTTGAACTGTTCCATCACCTTTAAAGTAACTAACAACAGTAGAGATGCCTACATTAACTTCAAATTCTGTCGTGCTATTAACTGCCGTAATAGGAGTTCCTGCATAGGTAGGATCAGGTCTTCTAGGATATCTGTGATAAGTAGAATTAGAATCCTTACTGCAAGAGAAGGTCAGTCCCTCTTCTTTTAATTTAATACTCTCACCAGTAGTTAAAGTATGAGCACCAATAGTCATGGTAAGAATACCAGTATTAGCACTATAATTTGCAGCAGTAACAGTATGATTAACAAGAGGAGATGCCCCAACATCAAGAGTGATGGTAGTAGCAGTTGTATCGCTAATATTAACGGAAGTACTAAATCCAGGATCAGTAGACCTAGGATAAGTATGCAATGTGGAATAATCATCCATTGCACATCTAAAGGTTAATGCATTATCCTCTAATTTAACACTAGTAGATGTTGTTAATGAATGAGATCCGATAGTGAGAGTAGAAACACCAGCATTTGCATCATAAGTTGCATCACTTACATCAAAGTATACGAAAGGTGAAGCACCAACATTAACTGTAATAGTACTATCTGTAGTTTCTGTAATAGCAGTGTTTACCCCGATAACTGGATCAGTAGAACGTGGATAATTCTTCTCAGAAGCATTATTATCCATAGAACAAGTAAAGACTAATGCACTTGTTCCTATACCTACAGTATCACTAGTGGTATAAGTATGACCTGACCCTACAGTTAGTATCAATGCTCCTGTAGAAGCAGTGTAAGAGGCATCTGTGACGACGGTAGACCCTATTCCGGTAATGGTAATAGTACCAACCCCTACACTAACAAATGTATGCGTATAATCGCCACCAGAAATAACTGCACTGGTTGCAGCACTTACAAACTGATGTTCATAATCTCCACCACTGATTACCGCATCTGTTCCAGTACCAACAAAAGTATGAGTGAATTGATTATTAGGTGCTGCATATCCAACATCAACAGTGATAGCGGTAGCAGTAGTACCAGCAATTGCGACAGAAGTATTATAAGCAGGATCTCCACCGCGTGGATAATAATGAGTAGTAATTCCTGCATCAATACTACAAGTAAATCCTAGTCCCGTAAAGATGACATCTCTTCCTACAGCAAATCCATTCGCAGCAGAAGTAGTAACTGTCATAATACCAGTTGCAGTATGATAACCAACACTACTAATGTCTAATGGACCAGCATAAGAACAAGTAAAGGCAATACCAGAAAGTTCTACTTCATCTCCCTGAGAATAACCATGTGCTTTATGAGTGGTAACCGTTGTAACTCCTGTGGTGGAATTATATCCAACGTTAGAAATTGTCTTAGGAGGAGCAAATACATGAACACTAGTAACTGCTATTCCCGTAATATATCCATTCGTAACAGTTGCTGTGCCAATTGGAGTAAGGTTTGGAGTACCCATACTCTCAGTCTTAATAGCAACATTGATAGAAGATGTAACACCGGAACGATAACCAGATCCACTATTACCAATAGCAATAGAACTAACAGTTCCTGCACTAGAGACAACTGCAGTTCCTCCTGCAGAGATGAGTGGTTGATATCCAAATCCTTCACTGGATCCAACAGAAACCAATGCACCACCCATTGGAATATTAGAAGCACCAGGATCACTTCCTATTGAAGTGGCAGTTCCTACCCAATTAATAGTAGAAATTCCTGAACTTTCTGTTATAGTATATTGATAATTAGATCCACTTGCTTGATATACATCATTGACAAGAAGGAAAGATTCCGTACTAATTCCAGTTACATTTTCATTATTAGAAGTTAAAGTAAAGTCTCGTGTAACTCCATTAAATCCATGGATAGAATCAAACACATAATTTTTAGCATATGTGTCAGTGGAACCACCAGAAACACCAGAACGCATAAATGTTCTTCCTTGGAAAGTAGAATGAGTGGCTATTCCTACCCAATCCCTATCATCTGGTTGATTAGTGGTACTACTTAATGGAGTAAGACCATATGGAGCCTCCACAAAGTTAAGAACATTATCTACAATATTATAATTACCCATAACTTTTGTTACAAGATCACCGGTGGCGAATCCAGCAATACGGGTGCCCATCCATCCTCGACGTACTCTGACAGCATTGGTGGTACCAACTCCCACAGATGTAATCATCATTACCTCATCACCAATCTTAACGAGATCGGCACCGAAGAAGGAAGTAATCCCACTAAATTCCACTACATTGGTGGTATCTAAAACTTGATTGGCAAGTGTTGTAGTTACAGCAGTAGATACAAGAGGAGATTGAATAATATTATCTAAAGCAACAACTGCCTTGGCATTTTGATTAGTGGATACAAATCTATGAGAAGTTCCTATTCCTACACTAGTAATATCAATTACTTCAGGAACAACCTTTAATGCATTTTCAGCACTTGATGCAAGTTTAATGGTATCTGCATCGACCTTAACTACAAAAGGATTCTCAGGGAGATATTCAGTAAATCCTACCCCAGCAAACGAAGTGGATGCAATTCCTACTGCTGATGTAGCACTTCCTACATGCTTATACTTAAGTTTTTCACCTGTAACCCAGAAGTGATCAGGAATTGTAATGGTGTTAGCAGTAACATCAACAACAGCACTATCATTACCTGTAAAATATCTTTCAAAGATATCTCTAGTTTTATGCTGTAATCCAAATGCGCGTAGAATGTCGGTTTCTGTACCAGTATAACTTCCAAAGGCACTTCGGATGTAAGCATTAGTGAAATCAATCTCATCTGCTGCACCAGGATCATCAGGGTGATATAAAGCATGCATCATGACTTTAACTTCACATGCAATACTTGCATTAGGTTGGAAGTAGAGATAAGAGGTTCCAAACCCACTAACACTACTAGAGAACAATCCCAAAGAAGTATCAGTATAAAGATCAGCAAATTGAGTATCGTAAGTTTGAACAGCTGCTGATGCATCTTCTACATAATTATCAACCACAATAAGTTCTGAAGTCTGATACAAATTATTAGTAGTATCAGAAACTTGAACAAGGAAATATGCAGAATCATAAGTATCAGGATACTGCCCAACCGGTACTGCTATAGGAGTCCCTGAAGCAGCAATACTAGTTGCTTTTGCTTCCAGTCTTACGTGATTAAGATCTTGAGTTCCTATTCCAGAAGAAGTCTCACTAGCAAAACCAATTTGAACTGTATTAATTGCCCCTGTTGTACCAATACCAGCATTAGGAACAAAATCAACCTTTAGGTTAGATCCTGAAATATAAGGATACCAAGTTCCCAATCCACTTAAAGTAGAATAAGCAGTTATTTCAGTTGATAACTGACCATATTCCAACATGGATACATTGGTTCCATCATGGAGAATATTAATTTCATCAAATTCAAACTCATTATCATTTCCACTTACATCTGCTGTAATATTCGCCAGGATCTTAAGTGAACGATAAGTAGCAGCAATAGAAACAACATTTGTTGTGGTGCCAGAAGGAACTTCAACACTATCACTATCAATGATTGCTACATCACCAAATGTAGTAGAACCTACACCCAAATAAGAATCTTCTATATTGTAAGATAAAGTGGTAACCCAATAATCATTTACAGTATAAGCAGTAGGATAGAATTGTAATTGACCTTCAGACCCCACAATACTAAAGTCAAATGAACCTTGATCGTTAACAGTATCAATACGTCCATATTGGCTGATATATCCAAAAGATCCATCATGAAGAAGATCAACAATCATTAACTGACGTTGTTGAGTATATCTCTTATCTCTAATATAACAGAAATACTTGTTAGATCTTACTGCACTTAAATCAAATGTATCAACTACACTATATTTTGTAGGACGGGGATTACTATTAAAGGTTCCACTCATATCATCGATAGAGAGAACTCTATTTCCTACAGATTCATAATAGTCTTGTAAAATACGACTGGAGAAGACTATCTCATCGGATACTGTTTGATCAGTTATTACAAGAGAATTTTCTCTCACAAGATCAAAGTCATATACGCAATTTATATTTCCGAACCCAACTAAATCGCTAACAATATCAACAGAGGTCTGATTGGTGGTTAATCCTACCTGGCTTTGTGCTTTTGACTCTAACTGATAATCAGAGAACTTCTTAAATCCTAAACTATGATTTAATGTACTTACAACATCATCCCATGTATCATAAGTAACTCTAGATCTCAGCGAATAAGCAAATCTCTGATAATAGAAACTGTCTTGCACTCTCTGCGCATTATCATTTAACACTCCTGAATTTACTTGCCATCCATGTAAAACTTTAGAACTGGGTCCATAGTTTAATTCTGAAGTAAAGGAAACAATTGAAGATCCTATTCCCTGAGTACCAGAAGATTGTCCTCTAATAACTTCATCAACAATAAAATCTTCCCCAGAAGATATCTTCAGCAAACCAGACTTCGGATTCCAGGATTCAACTGTACCAGTAGCGGCATTGGATTTTACAACTTCTCCTGTTAGATACTCATTGGTTTTCAACTGTGCATCGAATAATGGGAAGTATTGTTGGGGAATAACTCTACCAGAAGAATTTGCCGAATCAAATGTACCAGGTATAGAACCGGTTGGTTTGGAAGCAAGTACACCTTCAATATTATAATAAACAGTTCCTATACCACCTAAATTCTCATCAACAGCAGTTACATCGAAAAGTTTATAACCATAATCAACAGAGTTATACCCCACTCCAGTAGTTCCTACTCCAACACTGATATTCTCAACTAAAATCTTATCATCAACTCGGAAGGGGAAACTATTAGCAGTACTGAATCCTACAGAAAGAGTAAGACTGACTTCTTTAGTAATTGTATTAAATCCAACTGTACTAATACCAACACCATTACTATTATGAACCGGAAGAATAGTTGGGGTAGTATTACTCATTCCAAAGGTATTCTTCAGAATAGTTACACGAGAATCACCCAAACTATACTCAAGATCTACATCAGGAACTAACTTACCAGTTTTTCCATCAATGACCCGAAGTTCAGGTGCGGATGAATATCCTCTTCCCCCCGAACTTATTCCAATAAAGTCAAAAGAGGCTAACGCTTCAATCTCTACTAATTGAGGTAACTCAACCGTAGGTCTAAGAGTAGTATCGGAAGGGAAATTATAACCAATACTATTAAGTGCAGTTTTTCTTACTTGACCAATTGTACTACTTTCTGCCTCAATAATAGCGGCCTTACCTACTGATGTAGTAATAGTTGTTATTCCTGGTAGGGAATAGTAATTGGATCCTTTATTCTTAATTTCAAATTCAGTAATAGGACCATAAGCATTTGTTGAAATAGTCTCATATCCTAAACCAGATGTAGTTGCCGCATATGAAACTTTTTCTGGGTATACGGGAAGAGTATATGTAAATGTGTTAGTACCACCAACAGTTATGGTTTGTTGACCATTATATCCACTTTCATATACTTCAACCTGATTATTGGAGATAACTTCAGTATCAATATTGATTTCTTCTTTTACTACAGGCAGAGTACTTTCATAAAGAGGATCAAGTTTATAATGAAGAACCTCTGGTATATTCTCATTTACATCTAAAGTAACCGTAGCACCAGATGTTCCTACTTGTCCTGATCTACTAACTTGGAAATCTTTATTCGCTAAACTCTTATCCCATAATTGAGTGAAATTCTCATCAGTATAGAAATTAAGTTCAAATGCAGGATAATCGGTTGATTGAACCGTATAGGATAAAGAAGAATCTGAAACATCGAAAGTAATGGTTGAATTCTTATAGAACTTAAGAGGAGGGTTAATAGGACTAATAGTTCCAGCGGAAGCACTTCCCAATCCAACAATGGAAGGTATAAGTTGAGTAGAATCATAATAAGTAGTAGATAATTTAAATTGACTACTACTTTCTTTAACAACATAATAAATTCCGTCATTACTCAATCCCTCTATAGGACTAGTAGAAGTATAGATAACTTTCTGTCCCGTAACAAATCCATGATCAGTTATTTCAAATGTATCAGTTGTAGTGTTAACACCTGCCGCAGCCAATGGTTGAGCATTAATTAAAACTTTTCGATTATAATCATTATACTTAACAGTAGCAAACCCTGTATTTTCTGGGTTAACATCAATATCAATTACATCGTTGTTTATAAGACCATGAGTGGTGCCTGTGGCGACCGTGACGAGGTTTCTAAGGAGGGTTGCAGTAATTGGTCCATTATTTGATTTAAGACTGTGATAGACCCCAGTACCCACTCCACTAAAGAATAAAGTAGTTGGAGTGGTGCTATGTATTCCCACAAAACTACCAGTTGATCCTAAACCAACAGCAGTTGTTGCTATTCCCACTAAACTGGAATTAACGACACCAGCATACAATTTTTGCCCATCAGTAAGAGTAGCAACTCCAGATGTGGCGTTTTCCCAATATGCAAGACCAGTTCCATTACCAGGAGAATAAGTTAATTCATCACCAGTTTTAAAAGGATGATTTGGGATATAAAGGGTCTTGGTAGGAATAAAGACTTCAGTAAGACCACTACCAGGATTGGAGAATGAAAGAGTTGATCCAATACCGACTCCAGCAGTAGTTCCTAATCCAACAGTTTCAGAAGGATTGAAATAAACTTGTTCATTAATTGAAACGCTATAAGTAGTGTTAAATCCAGCGTTAAAGGTCAGTTTACGCTGGTCAGGGTACAATATAGATGTGACAGTGTGAGCAGCGCCTACAGTCCCTTCTACTGCCCTTAGAACGCGAATCCTAGACAGTTCTGGTTCTACATTAAGTACTTTTACTTTCTCAGTTCCTATCCCCAAAATATCATTTGATCTAATGGCAGGATAAGTTAATTCACCAGATACATTGAAGTGAGTAACAAGTCCTGTAACCCCTACGGTACCAATACCAGAAGAAGTGGTTCCCACACCAGTAACAATAAACCTATCTGTTACAACACCAACTTTATAATATCCACCAATCTCAGAAGAAGTAGTAGACAGTCCACTAATTATAATGTTATCATTATTTTTGAAATTATGAGGATGAGTAGAGAAAGCAATATAATCTCCCTTCTGACTACTAGAATAAAGTTCTACACCCGTAATACTACTCTGCGCAACACTAACACTGCTTACTGTTTTTCCTTTAAGTTTTGAAACCTGAGCGGCAGCAGCAGACCCTTTTGTATTTTCATTATCAAATACAATAGAATCTTCAACTTGATAAAGATCTCCTCCAGTCTGAATACCAATCTTGGTGACTCCACCAGGAGCTACACCTTTAACATCAACTGTCTGTGACAAATCATTTGGAACATATGCATATTCATATCTTAAAGACCCTTCAATTAAATTATAAGGTTGAGTATTTCTTAACCACTTTGATTTCTCTAATTTTACCGAATCTTGATCAGAAAGATGACTAAAATTAAAGGATTGAGGAAGTGAATAATAATTATCTCCAATCAGATAGGGGAATAAGGGTCTCTTATACCCAACAAAAGGTCCTGAAGAATCTGGGTTAGAAGTGTTAATAGTTGCAAAATATGCATAAGTTCCTTGAGGATATTCGGGGGTAACACAGAATCTTCCATTATTTTCATCTAAAACTGTTTCATCAACTACATCCTTATAAGTATAGTCTTCAATAAAGAACCCTTCTCCCCATACGGAAGTAGGTGGTCTATTTGCATCGATAGAAAGAGAATACCCAGATTGCATCTGAGCAACAATGCCACCCGCCTTAGTAATGTAACCATAAGGTCCATAAATGGGATTTCCGTCGTATGCCCATCCAATAATGGGAGAATGTTGATCAGAAGCAACTTCTAAACTACTAACTCTCTTTAAATCCTTATCTCCATATAATTTCACTCCAGTTTGATCTGTTGCAAACATTACCTCCCTAAGTTTTCTAGGAGCATACAAATGGGAATATTGAAGTCCCCTATTCTTATTAAATTCATGAGCAATATACCCATCATCTCCAGTAAATTTATCAAGATATTTTTCAAAGATATTTACAGTCCAAGTCTGTAAAAGAGGTCTAAATGAAACTCCCGATCCAGGGAAAACAACATCAACGGTAGTTCCCCGTTGAGTATATCCTGCTCCACCAGCAATTACTGTAATTGAGGTAATTTGATCGTTTTCAAAGACTGGAGTAATGATTGCACCATTACCATCTCCAGTTATTAGTAAATCAGGTGCCGAATTATATTTTCTTCCTACATTTAATACTACAACCTCACTAATTGCACCATCAACAATAATGGGAGTTAATTGAGCCTCATCTCCCGATACTAAGGATACTACAGGTTCTCTATTAAAATTCAGTATCTCTGATGACCCATATCCAACCCCTTGATTGGATAAATGGATAGATGTTACTTCTCCTCGGAATATTGGTTGAACTTCACACTCAAATGTCTCTAAACCAGTTGATGCAATACCAACCTTACCTGTTAAAGTTACATCTATAGCAGGGTAATCAAATCTATGAGTTCCTACTCCTACAGAGGTTAAATCAACATATTGTTTTGTTCTATAATTATATTCTTTATCACTAGCAACACCAACAGCAGATAATTTAAACTTATCCGCATCTACTCTGGTTACATAGTACTCTGTACCTACAGAAAGTCCGCTTATAACACTACCAGTAGTACTTGTATACTTAATAACCTCCCCAGAGAAATAATCATGGTTATCGATCGTAATTTGGTCTAAAGAAGTACTAACTCCAGCTATTCCCGTTGTTCTTGTTTTATTTTGATACCCAGATCCCGAATCAATTACATTGATGGAATCAACCACCAATTTCTTATAATAAGACTGTAAACTTTGTTTGCCGATTCCATAAGAAGTTAAAGAAACAGTATTAATGCCAGATAAAGCATCTCCTTCCGTTTTATGAAGTTTTACTGTAGTCAATCCAACTAAAGAGACATAATAAGAAGATTCAGTGGTAAGTCCGGCTATATTTTGCTGATCACCGGTAAGATAGATGACTTGTTCCCCAGACTTAAACTTATGGAAAGTTGTAAATCCAATACTATTGGGAATAGTTGCAGAAGCTGATAATGATACCTTTTCAGCAAATGCTTCGGAATCAAAATCTAATTTATAAACAATCTCCTTCATATTTGCTGAAGCAACTGCTCCATTTCCGTTTCCACCCTTAATAGTGACTACCGGAGTTTCTTGATAATCAAAACCAGCACTAGTAACTCTAATCTCACGCAAATTACCTGAAATTGCCGCATAACCAGTTGCACCAGTTCCAACACTATCTTCAATGAGCAATTCTGGTGGATTAATTATATCATAATCAACACCTGGAGATTGTACTTCAATTTCATTGATTTTCCCATAATGAATCCTATCCTTAGACTTGTAATTTAAAACTTCTACTCCATTGACCAAAATACCAGTAAATCCCGGCACAGTTTCAGTAACAGTACCGTCTGATTCAGCGGGAAGGATTTCTCTTAAAAGTCGTTGTGATTCTAGGGTTTTATGTTTAAAATCATAAGGTTTAATAATATTATCAGTTAAAGTAACATCGCCAGATGTAGCAATAAAGTTATTAGCAAAAATTTCATTTCCACTGTATCCCAGCTTAACAGTTGTCTTGTTTACCCTCTTTATAAAATAAAGTTTCTCTCCGGGTGGTATTGCTTCGACTTCTGAAGTATCGCTTACATCCTTTAAACATACAAATCCCACATCTCCACTAAAGATAGAAGATTTAACAACAAGTCTAAATGTTTTAGTACCAGTAGAATTAAAATATTCCTCTTCTACTTTTTGAGGAATATAATAAATCCCATCGCCAGTATAAAAACCATGATCTCCACTAGTAACTATTTCAAACTCAGTTGTACCCTCAGCAAAGGTCCCAGAGAAAGTAACTGACTGTGTAGATACATCTAATGGTTGATTTGCATAAGTTGGTAAAGAGGGAGAAGCAATTAAGAATTTATTCTCGTCCAAATACGTGTTCTGAACGTTTGTCGCATATATTTGAGCATCAGGGAAAGTATTTGATTGTGCTTTTGAAATATCTCTCCTAATAGTATAGGTTTCAGTAGGAAGAGTTCCCTGTCCTCTAATTAAAACGGATTTTGCAGAAATGACATCAATTATTCGAGTACTTCTAGTAACTTCATTAGAATCGATAATAGATGCGGAATCTCCTATTCTAAAGTAGTGATCAACATCCAAAGTAACAGTATAACTCTTATCGGAGGCATCTGCTAAAACCAAAGAACTGACTTTGTAGATAGGAGCAATATTATAAAACCAATTTTTTGCTTTAAAAGAGGTAGCACCAATTCCTAAAGTTTTAATCTTAGCAGTATCGCCTGAAGCATAAGAATACGTATTAGTTGGATAAGTAAGATCGCTCAATACTGAATTAATTCTTACCAGAATGGTTTCATCTTGATCTGAGAAAGAACTTCCAAATGCAAAGGTATTAATACCAACAATTGATGCATTAGGAAGAGTTCCTGTTATTTCATCAACCCCAAAGAACTGTGTAAGAGATTTTGACTTATAAGAAACTACACCCGTCGTAGAATCACTATAAGAAACAAAAAGATCTCCAGTGGATCCAAAACCAACTGTAGAATCAACATCTATAACAGTAGCACCTGCTCCTACTTGCCCAATTACTTGAGTTTTTGGTTGAACAGTAAATTCTCCATAAATTGACCCATCTACCCGAACATCTCTATTATATCCAGCATCTATTGAAAGTTTATAGTAAGTATTCCCAAGTCCTGTACTAATTTCCTCTACAGAAGTAATGGGAGCATAGGCTTTATTAGTATTATTCTCATAAGGATATTGAAACAAAGTTGCTTGCTCCAAATCCATCGGATCACCCCCATCAGGGATGCTTTCTACTACTAAATCATTGGTAATTCTATATTGCGCATTAGAAGGAGTAAAAAGAAAATCTTTTGGTCTAATAATCCTTACATCTTCCGCATAAAGTGCTTGGAATAGAATTTCGAAAGATCTATCTGTACCTTTACTTAAATAAAAGTCTTTTGCTTGCTTAATAAAGACATTTTGATTTAAATCGGCATGCAGTTTCCTATCTTCTAAACCAGGAGTGAATTGGTGCTTAACTTTAAGTAAAAATTGATTAAGAAAGAGAACACTTAAATTGCTTATCGTTGAATCTGCTTCATGCTCTGCTGCTACACTAGTTGAAAAGACTAATTCATCAGTTGTTGCTTCTTTTTCATAAGAAGTAACACCACTAAACCCTCTTACACACCCAGTGAAAGAAGAATCAGTTTTAGCAGTGTAAGTGATGATCTCATCATCAATTTTTAATAATCCATAAGTCTCAGGGAACCCATCAGTACCCTTAGGGGACTTTACAAGATCTACATCAATGGTAGTATTATCATAATCCAGTGCAGTTTTTAAAACAACACTTTGAACCAGATTAGTTAACTCATTAATCTTAATATATTCATCAATATTTTGAATAAGGTCAATAGGTGCCCCTTCAAATTCTTGGGCAATATAATATTGCTTTAAAAATTCAGATATTAACGGAAACTCCTCCTTTACATAAGAAGGGAGTTGGTTTTGTACAATGTTACTAAATTGAATTCTCTTTTCGGCCATTTTATGATCTTACTAGTGTGCCGTTGTGGTAGCTGGATGTAACAATGTAGTTTGAAGCCGCTGGATCTAACCCCGAAGAGATTTCATCCACAATCATTTCAAAATTACTGTTACTTATATCTAGTTGTAAATAAAGATCCTGTAATCCAACCACATCATTGGATTTAGGACATGCTGATATCTCAATGATAGTTTGACCATCTTTAACTTTACCCGATAGAACATTAACCGGGTTAAGAGTCACAATTCCACTCTTATAGTTAATAGTTCCAACATTCCGTTTCACAATACTGGGAGTAGTAGAATTTGGAGTAGGAAGACTGAAGAAAAAGAGATTTCCAGTAATTCGATCTTGGTTAGGAAGATCGGAGATGTAAACCGGCTCATTAATACCACTTACAGTGAATGCTGATGACTTAATATTATAACCATTTATATCTTTGATATAAAATTCATTTCCAAAACCAATTTGATACTCAGCAAAAGTATTTAACACACATCTCAAGTCTCTCCTCATCTGAAGAGTCGTAATATTGGATGTAACAGCATCAGAACTCTCATCAATGACTTTTAGGAACTTACTGTACTTAAATCTTGCCCCATAACGATTCAATTCAGTGGATTCTGCATATTTTGTCGCATTATTTTGAACCAAAGTCGAAACATCTGCTGCCGAGGGGGTTAAATTAGAGTTATAATAGATTTTTGAGTCTACTTCAAGGAAGAGATACTTCAAATCAAGGATTTCGGGAACAATTCCGGCAACAGCATACTTTTTAAGTTTAGTTTTGATGTTTTCCTTAATTAAATTAGGTAAAAAGTCTCCTGTTCTTGGTTTTATACTAATAAACACCTTTCCATACTGAGGAGGAATCAATTCTTCACCTCCAAAAACTGAAATTGATTCAGTTTCAGGATAAATCCGGGCCGGAATCAAAGTTTCGTAATCATTTGCTGTTAAACAACGATTTTGAGAAGCATAAATGCGTGGAGCGAACTTTTTAACCGATTCTACAGTCTCAATAGTCTCACCACCGGATGATTGGAGTCCAGTTGTGACCAAAGAGATGCCAGAAGTGATTACATAGTTAATAGAATTGCGAGTATACTCTAAATTACCTGCAAATGTGAATTCTCTTACCCCATTTCCACTAGATCCACTAGAAACAAGGTAAGTTGCAGTAATAAAATTACCTTCTTCTAGTGATTTTCCAAAAATTCCGTCTCCAAAGAAGATTTCATACTTTTCATCTTCAATTTCTTGAATATAATATGCTTTTGAGTCAGATTTAATATCAAAAAGACTATCTTGTAAGGAATATTTTGTTTCAGTCGTTGATTGTTGGTTATTTTTTACAGTAACTGACAATAAACTGGTATCAATGCCCGGATTTCCCAAAACAAACCTCTGATTTGCTTGGCGAGAGGAAAATGTGAATTTATTTGTTAAAACACTACCTTCATAAACGGAAATATCATCAAAAGTAGCAACACCATCCACTACAGGAACCGTAATATCGCTAATAATTGAAAAAACAAAGGACTGATTACCAAAAGTACCCGATGTTGCACACACAGGACCCTTTTTAAGGGTTAATGAAGCAGGAGCAGGGGAAATATTGGTCGTATCAACGAAAAAACTAATGTTTGCAACTGCTGCTTTACGTGATCTGGGTACATAACCTATGTTACGTGCTAAAGAAACAACGTTTTCTCTTAAAGTAGCACTATCAATGAAGACTTCATTAGATACCATGTTGGCATTGTATGAAGTGATGTAAGTATTGTATGCCAAAAGGTCAATTATCGTTGAAAGGTTAGACCCCTCAAAGTCATAATCGGTAAAATTTGAGTTTGCTTTCAGATAATCTGTAAGCGTTATTTTAACCTGGTCAAAATCCAGGTCTGAAAAATTGACTAATGGCATTTTATCTTGTTGGTTGCAACGCGAATTGTAATTCTTGTGGAGGAATCTCAGAACCTATGATTTCATAGGTAATAATTACGTCAAATTGGTTATTGTCGAAGTTAGGAAACGCTTCCACGTCCAATAATTCTACTCTGGGTTCATAATTTCTAATAGATTCTTTAATTTCATCGACAATAACCGATGCAGTTATGTCGTCTATATTTTCAAATAGCACTTTTGAAATTTTAGAACCAAAAGTTGGTTGAAAAAACTTCTCACCCGGTAGAGTAAAGACAATATTTCTTACTGAACGTGCAATTGCGTTCTCATTTTTAATGGCAATAAGGTCATCATTCAGGGGATTGGCCTGAAATGTCATACTAATGTCCTTAAAACCTCTGCTGACCCTCTCTACTGGCATTTAAATTACTAGAATATTAGTTATTTATTAAGACTAATTACTAAAATTCTGCAGAGGGTATCATATCAGTGTCATAATCCAATCCTTCCCAATATTCTTCGTCTTCTTTCTTCTCATAAAGATCATTTATGGTCTTATTATCTTTCTTTTTAGGTGTTTGAACGTCATTAGCAATCTCTCTAAGCATTCTCGGTTCCATCTTTAATACCTTTGAGTATTTTTGGTATTTATATTCGTCTGCCTTGCTTTACTTGTTCTATCAATTCATTATAATCAAGGTTTTTTTGCTTTGCGATTTCCTTTAACTCTTCTTCTTTTTGCCATCCTAGATTTATTTCTGCTGCTACTATTGGGTTATCTTTAAAAACCCGACATGTCTCATATAATTTAAAGTCTTTTTCATAACACTTTAAAAATTCTTCATTAACTTTCCTTTGTCCCCAGAAATTCCTAGGTTCAATATACTTATTATAAAGGTCAAGTGCAGTTTT